AGGGAATCTTGTCTTCCTTCTTGTGATAGTAGTCATACCTTTCTTCGTAGTTTTGTAAGTAATCATGTCCAATATTATTATCAAAAGAAACTGCTAGAGCATCTGACAGAATACTCGGAATCGCATCCCGATTCTTCTTATCATCTTGACCATCAGCAATGCTGATCGATTCCATCAAGGCAAGATAAATCGCACGGTCACGGCACCACTTTTCAGTAGTGTCTAGCAACCATTGATGATCTACAGGAGAGTCATTAAAAGAATTGCAAATATCTCTTGTCTCTTTAATTTCACTCTCGTTCAGATCTGTTCTATTCTCAACCTCAATATTTAGTGCTTCAGATGTAATTGCAGAGCCATACTTTACAATAAACTGGGTAATCTCTTCAAAGATTACCTTTTCGGTTCTTTGCTCAAAATAAGATGGTTCAATAAATGGAATGACCTTACGAGAATAATCTTCATTGTGTATTAAGTTTCTAAGAATAGTGGTCTCGATTCTTTCCATCATTTATAATGTAAATATGTGCTTAAAAGATACTTAGATTCACTGATAGGTGGTTTTCCTCTATGAGGAAACATCCATAATGGTGGAAAAACAATTAAAGTTCCTTTCTTTGGTTTGATAATTAAATCATCAAACTCAGTCTCCCCACCTTCTTCAACATCATTCAAATACCAAAAGAAAGACAAAAATCTTCTAGCAGTAGAATAATCATACACATCAACATGTGTATCAAAACGATCTTCACCTCCAGTATTATACCTCTTTATACGAAATTCTTCAAATGCATGTTCATCAGGAAATACTTCACGATGAACATGCTTGTAGTATTCATTCCTATATTTAAATACACACTGTATCAGTGAATTATGGAGTATCTTATTATCCTCTCTATTTCTGGTAAGATTTAGTTGTGTAAAGTTTGGATTTCCATTATTTTTTAAAATTTCATGCTTATCGGGATTAGATTCAAAATATGAAATTAAATTGTCACAAGTTTTAGAACTTATTGAATTATCATATACTCTTATCAAATCATTCAATTTAGCCATAACTAAACTCTTTTTTTGCAATTTCATCAAGTTGTTGCATCACTTCGGGAGTGAAATAAGTTTCAGGTTCTTTTAGAATTGCTTTGGCATATACTTTTTTGGTCTCACCATCAACAGTCATTTCATATCGACCAGCAACGTTTTTCCAAAGTCCGCCAATCTCACCGAGTTCAAGAAGACCATAATATCGATCAAGACCACGCTCATCGTAATACAAGCGCACCGTAACATCTTTGTTCTCCTTACTTAAACGCGACTTAGCAGTCTTTGCCTTGATAAGATTTCCGACAATTTCTGTTCCATCTTTTTCTTTTTTCTTGCTGAGATAAATGATGGTACTGGCAGCATACTTAAGACCAGAACCACCGCCCATCTCTTTAGTAGGAACATAAGAACCGATGACATCATAGGTGTGGTTTGTCACAATCATAGGAATATTAGCCTGCCCCAACTTCAATGTCAACATCCTGAAAGCACCTTTGATAAGTTGAGATTTCGTCATATCACGAACCTGCTTATCGTTCAGAGCATCATTGATTTCCTTTTCCGTTGAGAGCATACCTAATGAGTCTAACACAAACATGCAAGGTTTGCGTTCTTCTTCAGGTTTTTTTAGGTATATGTCTACTGCCTTGAGTGCCTTGGTGCGGAACTCCTCAACAGTCACAACATTTACAACTACAGTTCGAGTGAGATCAACTCCACGACTTTCTAGGAGTGACTTATTGACAGCTGCTTCAGTATCAAAATAGAGACAATAGCCATCGGGATTGGAATCGAGAAAATTTTTAACAACGGCGAGACTGAAGAAAGTTTTTCCAGTAGAAGACTCTCCAGCAATAGCAGTAATCTTATTCCCAGATACACCACCAAATACACTACCTGACACCAGTGCATTAAAAATGTACGAACCTGTGTCAACATAAGTTTCAGTCTCATCAATGTCTGCTGCGAGTTTGGTATAATCATCACCAATCTCTTTTACAATATCTTTTAAAAAATCCATTAGTTCCAACGTTTGGTTTTCAAGTATTCAAGTACATCATCACGAATATCCATTAGTTCATGATAACATTTTTGATTGTGTGCACATTCTCTAAGTGCATGGTCCGGTTTTAAAACTGATTCAATGAATAAATCAAGTCCCCTGTTCCATTTAATTTGTTTAGACTCTTCATCATCAATAGAATTTTGATCCTTCATGAAAAGAAGTCCTCCAAACTTACAACTTTTTCAATAGACCATCCAATCGCATCAAGTATTGTTTTAATTGGTTCAACAAAACTTTTTTCAAATTGTAGGTCATAATCTATGTATCTGTCAAGATCAAGTTCCCTAGGAAAATCAGAAATGAATGAGATAATATTTTCATGAATAATATTTGGTTTTTTCAAATATAGGAACTTAATTTTTTCCCCATTATTAATAAGAGAATATTTATTTGTAAGTTTCTTCTCTTTAATGTAATGATTAAACAGAAGAGAACCGCGAATATGAATGGGAGTTCCCTTTATATAAATGCTGGAATGAGATTTGTATTTTTGAACATCAGAAGCTGTTCTTGGGAAAGCAATAGATTCTGGAGGAAGTGTCTTAAATTCGCGACGACATTCATCAATAAATTCAATAACTTCATCTTCAGTTCCATTCATCATCAGTTTAAGTCCATCCTTAATCATCTTCCGACAAGGTGCGGGAGTAGATGATTTGACTGCCTCAATACCCATCATCTTGAGTTTTGGTTCAGAATACTGAACACCTTCACTGTTCCATACATTGAGAATGTATCGCTTCTTCGCAGTCCAAATACCACGATCAGCAATATTCTCACGCTTCATGATCATTTTTTGTTCATATGCCGAAACATAATCCGCAAGTTCCTGATAACTGGATTCGATGAATGGTTCCAATTTGTCTTGGCAGATCTTATCAAGTAACTGAACAACTGCTGTTTTATCGTCAGACTTACTATCAAGAAATTTATTAACAAGAGGTCCCATATTAAGATAGATTGAGTCAGTGTCAGATGCGATGACATAATCCTCATCCTCCGTTTTCAAAATCTTATTTAGATATCCGTTCATTCGATTCTCAATCCAACGGATAGAGACTTGACCAGAAAGCGTAATCGCCTCCGCATTGGCCAGTTTATAATACCTAAAATACTGATTACCGATAGCACCATAAGCAGAGTTGAGTTGAATCTTGCGAGCCATCTGAATATTGTTGCATCTTGCAATCTCTTTCTCCAATGCCTTAGTCGGAGTTTTTTCATAATCCTGTTTTGCAATAAGCATCTTCTTCTTATAGATGGTGCGATCCTTATAAATCTTCTCCATCAATTCAGGTAGGAACCCACGAACATCTTTACGATACATGGCACCATTCGCACATACCGCACTGTCCTTATACAGTTCAAAGGTCAGTTCTTCATTAAGTATCTTATCAACTGTAACTGATGGGTGCCTGGTCTCACGGAGTGTCTCCGGAGAGATGTTGTACTGCATGATAAGATGAGGGTAAAGAGAGTTAAGGTCAAAAGACACAACCCAATCATACTTTCCCGGAATCGGTTCCTTAACATATGCTCCTGCATATTTTGCATCCTTGTCTGAACGTTCTTTGGGTGGAATTACAATGTTTCTCTTTTTAAGATAATTGTAAATGATCGCATCCCACATACGAACTTGATAAAACACATCATTATAATTCACCTTAGCATCATATGCCATGGTGATAGCAAGTTCAAGCAACTTCATCTTATCTTCCAGTCGGTCGATAAGTTCAACGTCTTGAATGTTGTACTCCATGAACTTCTGCCAGTCACGGGTATAGAAGTCTTTGAAGTTTTCGTACTCGCTATGGTCTACCTTTCGTTGTCCAAGTTCAACGAAGGCAATATGGTCGAGACGATAAGACTCTTGGTTTGAATATGTAAACTTACGATAAAGATCCAGATAGTCAAGAATGTTGATACCAGAGATATCGTAAGCATAATTTTTACGTCCTTGGACATAAACTTCTCTCTCATTTGCACGATTCCAGGGAGACAGACTCTTCATCCATTTTTCCCCAAGCACACGGTTGACACGACGGGCAATGTAAGGAACGTCATACAGATTTACGTTCCAACCAGTCAAAATGTCTGGGGTATTTTGAGTCCACCATTGAATAAAATGATTGAGCATTTCATTCTCAGTCCAGAAGATATTAGTCTCCACTCCTTCTGGCGGTTCAAACTCACGAGTTGCCCAGCAGTAATACTGCTTTGTCACCATATCTTTGATGGTGATAGACAACATTTCTTCTGCTGCTTCTTCTACGTTAGGGAATCCATTCTCACACTGGACCTCAATATCCATTGCAAAAATTTTCATCTTCTTGATATCGTACTCTACATCATCAGGATACTGCTGACGAATAAACTGATACACATACCTTTCATATCCATGTACCTCAAATCCTTCAACACCTTCATATTGTTGAATGAATTCTCTTGCTTCCTTTGAAGAATCAAACTTTACTGGACTTACATTTTTTCCATCCAGGGTTTTAAACTCTTCATGTTTCTTTGACAACACATATAGGGTAGGACAAAAATGGGTACGAGACTGGACTGGTTGTCCATTCTCATACCCACGATAAAGTATCGTATTACCAGCGAGTTGTACGTTGGTATAGAAATGACTCATTACGCCTTGTAAGTCTCCAACAACTTTGGTGATGGATCCAGTATAGTCAAAATGCAATCAGATGTCAAGAACAAATCTCGCTGAGAAGTATGCAGAGGGAAGGGAGTAAGAGTTCCATCCTCAGCAACTTGCATACAATTTTCAATTAAGAAACTTGGTTCTTCATCAAGTTCCGTTATGGCACCCATTAGGTACTCATTCCTCTGTCTCAGGAGGACGATCTTCACGTTGTCCATTCACCTTTGCCTCAATTAGTTTAGTGTATTGTTCGATAACTGTGTCATGGGTTTCATATGCAGCCACGACTTCATCGAGTTTGAAAAAGATGTGGTCGTGTTTACACAATGGTAACCAGGGTTCCATGGCAACTTCTGGGTCAGA